TAATAAGGATTTGTTATTAGAAATACACAAATCAAAGTCGAGTTTCTGTAGTTTTGTCGACCCGGAATATCATCAATTTGATATTATTCTTGATAGCACAGACAAAATTAACATAAGAACCATTGCCGAAGCAAAAAGAAATAAAGCAAAGAGATTAGGTGATGCTGATTACGCGGCAAGAAAGGCCGCTGGCGAGCGTGTTAAACAAGCAGATTGCGCAATTGATTATAAAAAAATTACAAAAGAAGAATTAATCTTCCGTATAATGACCTATGATCATATTCCTGAAGAGCCAGGTCGTAAAAAGAATCCTAAAACAGTAGCAGACACAAAAGTAAAATTAAATTTTCCACCTTTTCAACATTATAAGTTTAATGACGATGGAGAATTAGTGCTTGTAGGTAAAAGTCATTGGGTCGGTGGAATGGAAAATGGAAACTTTGAACTAAAAGCAGGAAAAGCAACAGAAAAGTTAGCTAGAATGTGGATGAAACTGTGTGATCGCTATGCAACTAGAGGTAACGTCCGTGGATATACCTACAATGATGAAATGCGAGGGCAGGCAATCCTACAACTTGCACAAATTGGTTTGCAATTTGACGAATCTAAAAGCCAAAACCCTTTTGCATATTACACAGCGGCAGTTACTAATTCATTTGTTCGAGTTATTAATATTGAAAAGCGTAATCAAAATATTAGAGACGACATCTTAGAAATGAACGATATGAATCCTAGTCATACTAGACAAATGGTCGGTGAATGGGAAGCCGCAATGAAACGAGAAGGGCTGGAAACAAAATAAAGGTTGACTTTTTCTTACAAAGACTTTATTATAGTAACTGATTAGTATGGAGAACTTATTTTGTTTAAAAAAGCGGCTGTCTTTACAGACATACACTTTGGCTTAAAAGGCAACAGTAAAGTACATAACAACGATTGCGAGGAATTCGTAGATTGGTTTATCGAGCAAGCAAAAGAACACGGTTGCGAAACTGCAATCTTTTGCGGAGACTGGCACCATAATCGTAACAGTCTAAATCTAACCACAATGGATGCAACAATTCGCAGTTTAGAAAAACTAGGCAAAGCATTTGACAAATTTTATATGTTTGTAGGCAATCACGACCTATATTATAAAGATAAACGTGATGTAAGTTCAACTATATTCGGAAAACACATCGAAGGTGTTACCTTTGTAGACGAAATCTACGAAGAAGATGATGTAGCACTTGTGCCTTGGCTAGTAGGCGACGAATGGAAGAAAATGGAAAAAATTAAATCCAAATATATGTTTGGACATTTTGAACTTCCACACTTTTATATGAATGCAATGGTTCAAATGCCAGACCACGGCGATCTAAAACCCGATCATTTTAAGAATCAAGACTATGTGTTTAGTGGACACTTCCATAAACGTCAAGTACAAGGTAAAATTCACTACATTGGTAATGCATTTCCGCACAACTATGCAGATGCTTGGGACGATGAACGTGGTATGATGATCCTTGACAAAGAAAACGGCAAGGAACCTGAGTACATTAACTGGTGGAACTGTCCTAAATATCGTACAGTTAAACTTAGTCAGCTTCTAGATCCTAATGCAGATATTATTAAACCTAAAATGTACCTGCGTGTTACTATTGACTTGCCTATTAGTTACGAAGAAGCACAGTTTATTAAAGAAACGTATATCTCGCAACACGGTTGTAGAGAAATTACACTTATTCCACAAAAGCAAATTGAAGAAATCACTACAGATTTAGACATTACTAAGTTTGAAAGTGTTGACGAAATTGTATCTAAAGAAATTACTGCTATTGATAGCGACAACTTTAACAAAAAAATGTTATTAGACATCTACAGCGAGCTATAAATGATTAAAGTAAAAGACTTAACAGTTAAGAATTTTATGAGTGTGGGTAACCAGACTCAAGCAGTAGACTTTGCACGAGAGAAGCTAACTCTAGTACTTGGCGAAAACTTAGATCAAGGCGGCGATGACGCAGGATCAAGAAATGGTACGGGCAAGACCACAATCATAAACGCCCTCAGTTATGCTCTGTATGGTGTTGCACTTACCAACATTAAACGCAACAACTTAATTAATAAAACTAACAGCAAAGGTATGGTTGTTTCTCTTGATTTTGAAAAAGATGGAGTAGAATATAGAATTGAACGAGGTCGTTCGCCTACATTCTTAAAATTCTTTGTCGATAATCAAGAACAAGATACTGAAGATGAATCGCAAGGCGATAGCAGAGAAACACAAAAAGTAATTGACACCTTGTTAGGTATGAGTCACGATATGTTTAAGCATATTGTTGCACTTAACACATACTCCGAGCCTTTCTTAGCTATGAGAACTAACGATCAACGTGCTATTATTGAACAATTACTTGGAATTACTATACTATCAGAAAAGGCAGATGCTCTCAAAGAACAAATACGTGTTACTAAAGAAAGCATTACTCAGGAAACACTTAAGATAGATGCTATTAATAGTGCAAACGCACACATTGAAGAAACTATTCGTAGTTTACGTACTAAACAAAGTGCGTGGAATACTAAAAAACAACAAGATCTAAGCAAACTACAGCAAAGTTTAGAAAATTTAGAAGAATTAAATATCGAAGCAGAGCTCGAGTCTCACGAAAAACTTGCTAGTTGGACTGAGATGAACAATGCTGTTTTGGCTCTTAATAAAGAAAAAAGCACACTAGACGGAGCACTATTACAAGCTAACAAACGTATTAAAAAGATTGAAAAAGACGTCTTAAATCTCGAAGATGCTACGTGCTATACCTGTGGACAAGCTCTACACGAAGATAAAAAACAAGAAATTTTAGAAGAAAAAGCAAAAGAATTAGAAGATTCAATTGCCTATCAAACAGAAGTAAACAGCAAACTAACAGAGGTATTAAAAGGTATTGAAGATATTGGCGAATTAAACGGAAAGCCTAATACTTTTTATGAATCTGCTAAAGAAGCATACGAACATCGAAACAATGTAGATAATTTAAAACAATCTGTATTAAATAAGACCGACGAAGCTGATCCGTACGAAGCACAGATAGAAGAACTAACACAAGAAGCAATACAAGAAATTGACTGGTCCGCAGTTAATGAGCTTACTAATCTTAAAGATCATCAAGAGTTCTTGTTAAAACTGCTTACAAACAAAGATAGTTTTATTCGCAAAAAGATTATTGAGCAAAATCTAGCATACCTAAACAACAGGCTAACATACTATCTTGACAAACTAGGCTTACCTCACCAAGTTGTGTTCCAAAACGACCTAAATGTAGAAATTACTCAGCTAGGACAAGACTTAGATTTTGATAACTTGTCAAGAGGTGAACGTAACCGCTTAATTCTTGGACTAAGTTTTGCATTCCGTGATGTTTGGGAAAGCCTATACCAGAATATCAACTTGTTATTCATTGACGAACTGATTGATAGTGGTATGGATACTGCTGGTGTTGAAAGTTCTTTAGGAGTGCTTAAAAAGTTTGCACGTGAACGTGATAAAAACATCTTTTTGATATCACATAAGGATGAATTAGTAGGACGAGTAAACACTATTCTTAAAGTTGTAAAGGAAAATGGCTTTACAAACTACGAAAATGATGTTGAAGTTATAGAATGATTAAAGACGATACACACGATAAATTAACCAAGGCATATTTAGAATACTATAAGGCAAATGAAGCATTTGAAAGTAGAAAATCTCATCGCACTCACGCGGCTAGTAGAAGATGGTTACGAGAAATTCGTAATCTTGCTAAAGAGCGTATGGATGAGATACACAAAACTTATCAAATCAAGAAAGAAGAAGAAAAAACAGACAAATAATAAGTACCACTATGCAGTGGACTTATGAAGGCAAACCAATCGATACAATACCAGACGAGTATGAAGGCTTTGTTTATCTCATTACCAATCTAACTACTGGGCAAAAATACATAGGCAAGAAACTAGCCAAATTTAAAACTACTAAACCACCACTCAAAGGCAAGAAAAACAAAAGACGTGGATACAAAGAGTCAGACTGGAGAGACTATTGGGGTTCATCTGATAGACTTAACGCTGACGTCACTGCACTAGGCCCAGAAAATTTCACAAGAGAAATACTATACCTATGCAAAGGCCGTGGAGAAATGTCTTACATAGAGGCACGAGAACAGTTTGACCGCCGTGTATTAGAGAGAGATGATTATTACAACGGTATTATTAATGTTAGAGTTGGCGGTTCAGACAAATTACGACAGGCATTGCTAGAACATA